GTTCAATGAAATCATAATAAGTCCCAGCCTCACCAACAATTTGATGGCAAAAGTTCAGGTAAGGGGGGTTCTTTTCAAACTTAAAAGTTTTTCCCATCCCAGCAAAAAGCTCTAGGTTATCTTCATTTATTTTCAGCCCCTCAGCTTCGGTTCCATTGTCATCACCGGTCACGAGCATGCAGAATAGACGTGTCCATTCAAAGACAAACGCATTGCTCATCATGTTATCAACACCGTTACCGGTCAAAGTAAACGGATTACCAGAATCGTTCATCTGCTGAACAATCATCCGCAATTGCAGAAGATAGTCGCCATCTTTAAGTTCTACCATTCGGCTCTTAAAGAATGATAGGAACACTTCAATAAGCTCTTCCGGGCAACCATAGGCATAATACATGAAGGCTTCTACTAAGATGTTCCAGAGACGCCTAGAGGTATCTTGTTCATTTAAATCACTATTAATTTTAATAGTGTTTTTCCCTTCATGCTGGAGGGACTCGTAAAACACATGCAGAGAATCGGGGGACTCACGAACATGCGTATATACACCATCAACAAGATCTTTCTTAAGATTAAAATCGAAACATCTCTGAAAACCACCTAGCAATGCATTCACCGCTTTCGGCCAGGCAACTATACCTTGCCCCGCTTTAGTGCTCAAATCTATGTCCTCTGCAATCTTGGTCTTGACTTGCGTCTTAAGAAAAGCAGACACAGAGTTTAAACCGCCTTCTGCGTCAATAGCTTTAATCATGTGCCCTGTTTTCTTAATATCAAACTTCGAGCACATGTTGATGGTCTCTGATAGCCATTGCTTGTAATCGACTTTAGTGACTTTTGAGAAATCATGCTCACGCAACATTTTCTTTTCAAAGTTGCGAAGCACCAGAGTCATGAGCATCCGTTCACGGGTTTCCAAATTCTTACCATACATCCTCTTCATATAACGGGTAATGAAGCTCCTCACTACCTCGCTTTTCTGGGTGTGGCTTTTATTAAAACCCCAAAAGGACCCAGGTAAGGAATTCGCAGTGCTATGATCTTCAACACCAAGCGTTTCTGGGTTAATTTTAATCGGTCGCCTACTATCACCTAGACTCGTTGGCATAATCGTAGTGTGGTTGTGGTAATTATTCACAGGTGCAAATTCATCAACTATTGCATCAAGAACTTGAGTGTCACCGTGACTACAAAATGTTGGGGTAGAACCCCCACCTGTACTCTCGACAACAACTTCTTCAGAAGCCAACTCAGTGACCTCAACAATAGGTGTGACACCCAGCATGTTATAATTTTCATTGATGTTTTTATCATCCAGGTGCAGAGTAGC